TACGCATTTCGACAGACAACTGTAACTCTACAGGTGGTTCTTCTAATTCAATATTGAGAAATCTATCTTTAGCCATTAGTTTAATTTAGGAAACAACTGCTGCTCTAAAAGATCTACAGCACGGTCATCCAATGTGTTTGTGGTCTGCCTGCTGATTGATCTAAGGCATTCAATTATTAAACGCTTTGCACCTGTCGATGTGAGGAAGCGTAAAATTATTGGCTTTAGTATTTTGTACATAGCTTTATGTGTTACTTCCCAAACATAGCTAACTTGCTAGTATTAGACAAGAGATCTTACTTTTATGGCTGAAGAACAAGAAGAAAAAGAAGGTACGGATTGGGGAGAAATCTTTGGTCATATGGTTAGATTCATGATTTTGGTCTGGTCATTGGCAATGATGACTCTCGGTTATATGGATAAGATCCGCAATGATGGAGCGTTTTTAGCCGGCTTGACCAGTGGGGTCTTAGGCAGTTATGGTATCTCAGTTAACAAAAAGAAACCTAATAACGCTGCTAAAATAGTAGACAATAAAGATACTAACGTAGGTATTAAATGAAGAAATTATTATTACTAAGTTTGTTTTTAGTTGCACCTTGTTATGCAAACCCTGTGCCTACATGGACTACTGGTACATCTAACAGAACTGAGAACACCACTCAAACTATAACTCGCAGTATAGTCACAGAAAAATATGGTGCAGCAGTAAATTCATGGGAAGCAAGTAATATATCTGTAGCTGCTTCGGCAGGTATTGCAGGTGGAGATGCGGTATTTACTGTTCACACAGCTACAGCACCTTGGTCACTTTCAATTTCTACAAGGGCTGCAAGTCAAATGGTTGAAAAGATCACACAGAATGACACGATCAACACTACTAGCGTTATCACTTCTTTGTCTGTCTTTAGTCAGTAATAAAGCAAAAGCAGAAGGGGATACAAACGTACAGGCTCAACCTAATGCTGTTGGTAATTCAAGTATTATCAACCAGAATATGAATATAAATAATGGTATGACAGGTAAACAACAGTTTGGTAACTTAATTTGTAGTCAACCCACAATGGCCCTAACACCTTTTTATACAGGTAATGATGCACAAGGTGAGGAAACATACAGCATCAATGAAGGATGGGGTGTTCAGATGTCTTTTATGATCCCATTAGGAGATAATCAAACTTGTAACGAGCTATCCAAAGTAAAGCTAGAGTTAGCCAAAGAAGAGTTAAACAAGCAAGTGCATGATAAGCAATTAGTGAGAGTTTTAAAGTGTTCACAACTCCACGCAAGTGGCTATATGATTAATCCTAAATCTGAATTTGCTTATATCTGCAGTGACGTAATAAACATTAGGAATTATGTTCGTCAGAACTCTGATCTTTTTTCTTCATCGCAGCAACCTCCTTCTTTAAAACCTTAGTAAATATCTTTTTAAATATCTTTTTAAGTTGTGTGACTACTGCTTGCATAGCTATTGAGCCTGCCACTGTTACAGTAGATGCGACCCCTGCACTTATTACACTTGATGCTATTACTTCTGGTGCAGGTATTGGGAACTCACCAAATAGAGGTATATTAAAGGTAGCTACAATTTCAGATGAAACAGTTTCTTTGGTTTTTGGCAGGTTTAGGGGTACTGTCGGTGGTTGTCCTAACTGTATATCCTCCGCTGAAGATTTTTCTTCTTCTTCGGATGAAGATGTTTGATCTTCCCCAAGTCCCGATTCCACCTGTTCCAGAGAAGGTAGAAGGAGTGGATCTAGATATGGAATCTCTGCCACTGGGGGATAAAAAATTGTTCTAGGTGGTATTAAATTATCTGGTATGTCAATTTCTGGATAGTCCATCAAATTATTAATTGTGAGTCAGCCATACCAATATTACCTGTTGGTATAAAATTACAAGCTAAAGAATATCTTGTGTCTTCTTCATTTGCATACGAGTAATGTTCTATCCAACTAGGGAAAAATATTATTTTGTTTGTTTCTGGTTTGATTGCACAATCACTTACCATTGGATTAGTTGTAGGTAAAAAAACATTTATTGGTTGTTGATCTCTTATAGGATTTAAAAACCTTAATGCACAACTTTTATCTGTGTAAGAACCATAATATAAAACACTACTCCATACAGAATTTCTATGTAAATGTTGATGTACTTGATCTCCTTTATCTAATTTAACCGCCCAAGATGTAGTCATTTTCCATTTTATATCGTAGTTAAAAGCAGTTTTTATAAACCTATAAAAATATTTCATTATAATTTTTTTTGTCTTTGGGTAATTTTTTAAAATATAAAACTGATTATTATCGTAATTTATTTTTTTTTGTGCTTTACCTTGTGAAAACAAATCTATTTTTTTTAATTCACTAATATCTTCTTCTATAAAATCTTCAGCAAACACATAACTAAAAGGTGTAGCTATATCTAAAGAATTTAACTTAATGGCATACCTCCTTCTATTGGCACTGCAAATCCAATAATATCAAAACTTAAGGATTTAACATCAGTTCGTGCATCTACCACAACAGAATCAATAGGAACTGCAAATCCAATAATATCAAAACCTAACGCTTGTACTTTAGTTGGTAATCCTACCGACCCTACTGCTGCTGCTTTCCAAGTATTACTTACTTTTAAACCAACATCATCTGCTTCTTTCCAAGTACCACTTACATTTATGTAAGTTTTGCTTGCTGTTTTCCAAGTACCACTGACATTAACATAAACAACATTACTCATTTAATAACCTCTTAGTTGTCTTTCTTCAAAAGTTAAATACATATCACTTTTAGCAACTTCTTCTGCCTGTTCCATTTGTTGTTCGTATTCTGTGCGTTTCTTCCAGATTTCTACCTTTGCATCTATTTCTTCTTGTGTTGGTGTTTCTGTTTGAAACGTAAATCGTAATACTACATTTTCTAAATTAACAGAATCAGCAATAGATTCATCTACAGTTATTGTAAATTCGTAACCATGTGGGAGTGTATCGTATCCGTTAATAGAGTTTGCCATAATTATGCTTGGGTAACTGTTAAGTCATCTAAATAATGATAATAACTTGTTGCTGAACTGCCAGTATATTTTCCATAAAAATAAATTTCTGCCGAACCTGCACCACTAGGTGTAAATGTAAAACTATACTGATCCCATTGGTTAGTAGTATTAACATTATAACTATGGTTATTAGAAGTAACCTGACTTAAACCTGCTCCTAAACTAAAGTTAGATAATTGCATATTGTGATAATAATATTGATGTTCTTTGTAGTAATACCAACTAACAGTTACTGTAGCACCACCATTAAAACAAATAGTTCCTAGTTTTATACCATCAGTATTTTGATTAGTTGTTTTAAGTTTTAAAGAATATCCACTAGCAGTATTTCTTACTGATGTGCTTGCATATATATTACCTTGAGGGTGCATCTTATAATTATTACCTGATATATTTGCATAATCTTTAACTTCAACTGTACCAGAGTGATTATAAATTCCATCATTATTATCTATTAATAAACTGGTAGCAAAGAATTTAGCATCACTATAAAAAATTGGTCTTCTTTCAATATGACCATCATTTACAACTACAGTTGATTCTGCATTGTAAACTTGGCAACCATAACCAATAGACCAATAACCTTCTCCTCGATAATAATTACTTTGATCTGCCATACCAAAAGCATCATCTGTCCAGTTATCTATAGTAAGCCTTCCTGAGTTTTGTTTCCAACCAGAATAACTACCTTTTGTATCTAGATTTCCAATTCTTACTCCAACCTGATTTGCACTACCATTCATATAAAAATTCTCTCCATTATTTTTATCTACCCACCCTGCTTTTAGCTCATCTACTACAAGGTTTACATTGTCTCCTCCATTAAATGCTACACCTGCACTGCGTATGTGATGTTGCGTATTTATAACACTAAAACGTGCCACTATCGGGGATTGTTCGCCACTGTGATTACCAATTCTAAGAGCACTATTACCTCCACCACAACCTGCTGCCCATTTAACATATCGAGTTGTATGATCGTATGTACTGTGTGAAGTACCATCAGAGTTAGTTAAAAACAATGGGCTATTAGCATCATTACCATGTTGTGAAAGATTAAGTCCGTTATAACTACGACTATGCCTATAACCAGAAGAAATAATTATTCCAAACTTTTTAATTCTTTTAGTAAAATAACTATAAATTCCATCACTAAAGTTATAAAATCCTACGTTAAAAATAGACATAGACTCTCGATAATATTGTAAATATCCATAGAATCTGCATAAATATAAATCTTCTAAATGGCAAGTTCTACGTTCTCCATCTGCGTGTAAACCTGCACCACTACCATTACTATGGTTTTGGCTTGGATCTCTCATACGAAAACCACCATATTCGCAAGTCTCTCCATCTATAAAAGTCATATCCCCTGCGTTTTTAGATGACATATCTGTAGCATTCCAACCACCTGATATTCTTAATGGGTGGGCTTGAGCATTTAGATATAACCAGTAACCATGACCATTACCTGAAGGACTACTCATACCTCCATCAAATGCATATAACTGATGAAAGAATGTTTGTCTGCGATAGATAGCAATAGAGGTGCTTCCTGATGTGCTTGCGTTATAACTTTGCGGCCAATAACGTGGTGTACAACCTTTTGCGTAATAGCCGGGGGATTGATAACCTTCGCTTTCTTCTGAACCTTCTTCGCATCTTACAATAGTTTTAACAGTTGACCCTACAGTTCTATTAAAAATGTTTGCAGGGAAATACCATTGTGGTGCTGCTGTTGTATTAAGTCCAATTAAATCTTTATGTGTTAAAGCATTAGCACTACTTGATGCTTTGCAAGCAATTATATTTTGAATTGAAAAATATCTATTTTGACTACTAGCAGTATCTACATAAATAGCTATTGAATTTATATTATTACTTAAATTTTGACCAAAGTCTTTTACTATAGTAACCATTCTATAGTAAGTACCACACTTTTCATAATTTAATGGAATAGTATGTACAGTTGTATCGCCATTATTATCACTACATAAACGCAAACTAAATGCTTGTGTGATTTTAGTGGGATCAGTGGAATATACATTGTTTACTCTATCTCCATCTTCAAAAAACATTCTTAAAGATATTTGTTGATATGCACTTAAATCTTTAGTGGCAGGTAGTTGTACATGAGCAGCCTTACCAGTTCCTGTAAAACTACTAGACAGTTGTATTTTTTGTATCGCATGAGGATTAGGACAACCGTAAGATCTACTCCAAGAACTGTTCCAATTACTAGGGGTAACACCTGCAAAACTAGTAGTCACATTAGTCTGTGCTGTCATCAACCCTAGTTGACTACCGGGTAAAGCTGTTTCTGGTGGACTACAATATGCAACTTCTTCTACTAACTTATCATCAAATTCTACGATGTTACCTGACAACCAAAAGAAATTACCTCCAGATGCACTTGATGGAAAACTAGAGTTTGTGTTTGGGTCATCAGCCTTGTATTCATCAAGTTTAAAATTATTAGCATCTACTACTGTAACTTTCCAGATTCCATTAAGATCAACATTACTACTATTGTTATGAACTTTTATCCACATACCAGTTTCTAAACTATGGTTTGAAGCATTTATTTGTGTTTGTCCTTTTGTAGTGCTTAAAGTAATACCGTTTATTTGATCTGTTCTGTCATAGCTTTCTGTTGCAACATCTTTCCAAATTTGTGCTTGACCTACAAGAGTAGGGTCAGGTGATTTTTTTATTCTTACTTCATCTGTTGTACCAAATTGAGATGCTCCAGAAGCACTATTATTTGAGTCTCCAGAACCATTAAATTTTTCACTAGCAGGGTGGTAAATTTGTTTTAGACTTCTAGCTCTATTAGCAAAAGAAGTACCATCTTCTGTACCTGCTCCGCCTTCGTAATCAACGTACCAAATAGCCATAATTTAAGGTGTGTATTTAATCCAAAGATCGCCGTCACTACCACCAGAAGGTGTGTTTGTAGAAGCGTATATCTTTCTAACTCCAACTGCTGAAGAAGCTGCTGAAGTATTTACAGCAGAATAGGTACTATCCCACTGCCCTACTTTAGCATCAGTAATTACGTTTGTACCCATGTCAATATTTTGACCGTTTGCGTCAAGCGTACCTCCCAACTGCGGTGAAGTGTCAGCAACTAAACTGCTTATACCTCCACCACCTCCACCGCCACCAGATTGTGTGACCCATGCGTAATCAGATCCGTTCCAACTAAGCACTTGGCTACTAGATGCACTACTTGTATTTAAATGTGTATCGACACTAGAGTTAGTATATGAACTTGCAGGTGTAGTCCATGAAGTACCACCCGATCCATCTGTAGTTAAGACCTGTGCGTTAGAACCATAACTTG